ACCGCTACGGCCACGGCTATGGCAACGGCTACGGCTACGGCTACGGCTACGGCGACGGCCACGGCCACGGCGACGGCGACGGCTACGGCCACGGCTACGGCGACGAATAGCAAAACCAGCACGAATTAGTAGCAACAAAACGGAGGTCGACATGACCAAGCAACAAGTAGCAAAGGCAACGCCAGCGTTCTTTGGTGCTGGACATGAATATGTTTTCCAGGTTGGCGATAAGCAGGAAGTCGTTGTAGCAGGAAACCAGACCGATGCCACCGCTGCGCTGTACGCCTATCTCAAGGCACATGGCAATGACAGCAAGGTTGAGTTCGTCGAAGAACACAACGCTGAATAACAAGGGAATGACCATGAACAACGAGCCGAAATTTGGCGCAGCAATCCCGAAGGATGAATGGATTCAGCGCACCGCCACAACCGATCCGAATCCGCGCATTCCGTTCTCTGGAATCTACTACCAGGACGAAATCAAGATGCCGTTCTTTGAGCACTTGATTGCTGGAACGGTGTTTGGATTTGCCATCGGCGCGATTCTTTTTTCTTAACCAAAGCAGCTTCTAACGAGGCTGCACAGTGAAGCGGCGGCACGGAAGGACGTGCGGACAGAGATGCGGGTTATCGGCGTGACGAACCGACCGTCATCCAGTGGATGTCAAAACACTAGCCGGAATCAAGCCCGGCCCGCTTCACTGTGAAACGTAGCAAACGGAACCCAAGGCCACAAGCCGAACGCTTGAGTTCTCCGGATCGCGTAACCGGCATGATTAACGCTGACGTAACCGGCATTGCGCTTGAGAAAGGAAACGAAGAATGACGACGCTTATTGCACAAGGTCAAGTTGACGCCGATGTTAGGCAGAATTTCAAGGACTTGGAACAAGCTGCATTTGAAAAATGGCTTCGAGACAAGTGCCCGTCAGGCGATGTTGAGTCTGTGCAACGGCAGTGGATTGAAAGCTACGAGTACGCAGAACTGATCGACGATCAGGACCCGGAATGGCAAAACGATGTGCAGGCCGCTTTCGGCGGAATTGTTCAGAAACCGCAAGGATGATTCCTAACAACGAGCAGCACCCCGCTGTCAGTTCGAGATGACATGAACAGGCCACAGGACGAGTAATGAAGAACTCTCACGGCCAGCGGGATTTTTAATACAGAGGGAAACATGATTGCTATTAAATACAGATTTACCGGAGCGACGATTTGCGAGTTTGACGTTAAGACGATCAAAGAAGCTGTTGCTTATGCTGTTGAGCAGAAAATCAACCTGAGCGGCAGCGACCTGAGCGGCATCGACCTGAGCGGCAGCGACCTGAGCGGCAGCAACCTGAGCGGCAGCAACCTGAGCTACAGCAACCTGAGCTACAGCAACCTGAGCGGCAGCGACCTGAGCTACAGCAACCTGAGCGGCAGCAACCTGAGCTACAGCAACCTGAGCGGCAGCGACCTGAGCGGCAGCGACCTGAGCGGCAGCAACCTGAGCTACAGCAACTTGATCGGCAGCGACCTGAGCGGCAGCTACCTGAGCGGCATCAAAATCGACGGCGAAGAAATAACAAAACCACCGCTGTCAATTACCGGACTGTATTACAGATGCTTAATAACAGATGGATACATGCGACTCGGATGCAAGCGTTACACGCATGCAGAGTGGTCTGAATTCAATGATTCAGAAATTGCAGCAATGGATTCACATGCAACCGAATTTTGGAATCAGTGGAAATTGCCACTGCTTGCAATGTGCAAACAACATGCGGAGTCAAAATGAACACGCAAATGCATTCACTACGCGAGCAGCCGCAGACGCTACGGAATTACCGCGATTTTCATGCGGCCAATGACGAGCGCGAAGGATTCAGCCTTATCGAGATTGTCGGGATTGTTTTTCTCGCCTTCTGCGTCGGTTTCACGATTCTTGCACTTGCTATTCCTGGAGGTTGATATGAAACACAAGATCAAACAGACTGCATTTGTTCATGCAGAAAAAGACTGTGTGAAAGGTGGACATAATCTCGTTTTGTATTACAGCGATATGAGCCAATATGGATACATATTTATTGGCGAAGTTGAAGTATCAGTTGATTACGACCTGCCTGATAACTTCAATTACACGCAAGCCGAGATTGATGTTTTGCGCAAGGAACAAAAGCGCATTCAGGCCGAAGCGCAAAACAAGGTTACGCGTATTGAGGAAAAGATTCAAAGCCTGCTGTGCATTGAACACAAGGCCGCAGCATGACCTCGCCAAACACGATCATCGCTGACATGCAGGCAGATATTGATGCGCTGCGAAAAGAGCGCGATGAATTGATTAATGCGCAATGGACGATAGCGCGAGGATGCGCTGCGCTGGCAATCGAGAAGTGTAAAAACGCCACCGGACAACGACGAACAATCGACCTTTATGTTTCTGCGAATCAGTGCGCTGAAGATATTTTCACGGCGATTGAAAAGGCAAAAGTAACGCCATGCTAAACATTTCTCACCTAGTCACAAGCCGTCAGACATTCCGCGTCGAATTGACCAGAAAGCCGACGATTAACGAAGGCCAGAACATCCGCCGCCAGGTTGAGTATGTAAAGGCATACGACAAGGCAGAAGCAAAGGCCATTGCACTGGCGATGCCACAGAACGAAGCCTTTCGCGTTTCTTCTTTGAAGGAAATCAAATGAACATTTACCAGCGCATCAATGAAGTTCGCAAAGCCATCGGATATGTCCAAAAGGACAAGGCAGTTTCAACTGGCGGCGGATCGTACAAGGCAGTGACGCATGATGCAGTTACCGGCATGGTTCGCGCTGCATTAATCGAGCATGGAGTGGTTATCGTGCCTTCGGTTGTTTCATCGGTGTTCAACGCGAAAGAACCGGAAGCAAAGCAGCGCCTTTATGAAGCGACGTTCCAGATTGAGTTTGTGAATATGGACGAACCAACGGACAGGATCGTGACGCATCAGACCGCGCACGCCTTGGACAATGGAGACAAAGCGCCGGGCAAGGCCATGAGCTACGCGACGAAATACGCCATCCTGAAGTTGTTCAATATCGAAACCGGAGAAGACGAGGAAAGCCGGTATCAACAAGATGAATTCGATATTGTCGGGGCCGTCGATTACATCCTCGCCAGCACCAGCATTGCTGAACTGAAAATGCGTTATGGACAGCGTTACAAGCTGGCCGAAGATGCGAAAAGCAAAGACGCAATGAAAGCGATCATCGTCGCAAAGGACAAGGCAAAGAAAGCCATTGAAACAGAAATGGCAGGCCAAGCATGAACCAGGGAAGCGCCGAATGGCTGCAATCCCGCTGTGGGCTTGTCACAGCATCACGTATCAATGACGTGCTGGCAACGATCAAATCTGGCGAAGCGGCAACCCGTGCCAGCTACCGAATCCAGTTGGTCGCCGAACGACTGAGCGGCAAGCCCGCCGAATCATTTACAAACGCTGCGATGAAATGGGGAACGGAAACCGAACCTTTCGCCCGCGCCGCGTATGAGTTGGAAACCGGCTTCATGGTCGATCAAGTCGGGTTGATTCGCCACGCTGAAATTGTGTTTTCAGGCGCTTCTCCGGATGGCCTGATTAACGATGATGGCCTGATAGAAATCAAATGCCCGGAAACAAAAACCCACATTGAATATGCGCTGGCCGGGAAAGCGCCTTCAAAGTATCAGAATCAAATGCTCTGGCAGATGGAATGCACTGGTCGTCAATGGTGCGATTTCGCATCGTTCGATCCACGCATGCCGTCTGATATGCAGTTGTTCATTGTTCGATTTGAGCGCGATCAGGCTCGGATTGACGGGATCAAATCTGAAGTTATCAAGTTTTTGGCAGAGGTCGAAGATTCAATTAACCGGCTTCGCTCAATTTTCAAAAAGGAAATTAAATGAACGTATTTACCGCAGTTGTCAGGCTTGGCTCTGATCCTGAGCAGAAATACACGGCAGGCGGCGATTCAGTCGTCACGTTTAACGCTGCCGTTGATTCTGGATATGGCGACAAGAAAGTTACCACATGGATTCGCTACACGATCTGGGGAAAACGCGGAGAGTCTGTTTTACCGTACCTGAATAAAGGCTCACAGGTTGCTGTGTCCGGCGAATTGACAAACCGACCTTGGAAAGACAAAGAAGGCCAGGATCGTTATTCGCTTGAAGTCCGGGTCAATGAACTGACGCTTATCGGCGGAAAGCAGAATAGTGCAAACGTACCTGCACAAAAAGCGCCTGATAGTGCAAATAGCCAAAAATCGAAGCCACAATTTGATGATCTTGGCGACGATATTCCGTTTTGAGGTCTGACTGTACCTGACAAACAAAACAGTCCCGCTTGGAAACAGGCGGCAAATTGAAGGCGGTTAGCAGGCTCTTGGAACAAGCCTGTGTTGCGTAATCTAACCGCCTTCAATTTGAACCAGAAAACGAGGAATCATGACCACAGGAACAAAACTCACAATCAACCTGGTCGCTTACACGGTTGATCTGGTCGGACCGGTAACAACGCTGTTAATCCGTGGCGATGGTGTATATGTACATGCTGATACGAAAGCATTGCTGTATTGCTTGGAGTCGAATCAATGAATCCTGAAAAACTCTATGGACGCAATCATC